TATATACGCTTACGATTCGTGATTACGGGGTGTTCGTGGTTACGAAGGACGTGTACGAGAAAGTGAAAGTTGGGGATGAGGTATTACTATAATGGACGATATTTTACAAGCTTTAGCAAAAATGCTAAATATGACTGTTGATGAAGTAAGCTCTTTGCTTACGACATTTAAAGGGAATGCACCACAGATTTACGAACAGCTTATGAGAGAATGGACTTTGTACAATGTACTTAATAACACCTCTATAGCTATGATTTTGCTTAGTGCTATCCTAACAGGAGTTCTTGTGTATGTAGTAGTTCGAATTAAGGTAGATTCCGATAGTTTGAGTTATAGGTATATTCCAGAAGGTTTTACTAAGCTTGAATATGCAGAGAAACTTACAAAGGAGAATCTTAAAAACTCTAAAGGAACTATAAAAAAGCTAATTGTTGGTATTACACTAGCATTGATATTGGCTTTTGCTTCCAATATTGGTCGGTATCTTTTAGCACCAAACTACTTATTTATCGTAAATGAAATTGTACCAAAACTGACAAATAGATAGGAGTTATCATGAAACCAAGATTTAGAGCGTGGGATAAAGAATTGCAAACAATGCTAGATGTTTCTTTGATAGATTTTAAAAAAGGTGTTTTAGTTGGTGAGCATTGGGAATTTGGTGAAACAAATTTCATGAATTTTGACGAAATCGTACTCATGCAGTCAACAAAAATCCTTGACAAGAATAGTCAAGAAATCTTTGAGGGGGATATTTTAGCATTCGAAACTGATGATGAAGTGATAAAAGTGAATGTATTTTGGGATGAAGAGCACGCTTTGTTTATGTTCGAGTCGAAAAAATATAACGAACAGGAACTCTTAGCTGAATTGGTTGAAAATAATACATATCCGTTTGAAATCATCGGCAACATATACGAAAACCCTGAACTTTTGGAGGATAAATAATGTACCCAGAAATAATTGACAATGTAAACAAACCAAGCCACTACCAAGGAAGATTTGGTATGGAATCTATCGATGCCTTAAGGAATTTCATGACACCAGAACAGCTGAAAGGCTTTTATCTTGGAAATGCCTTGAAGTATCAACTGCGATTTCAGAAGAAAAACGGTCTTGAAGACCTGAAGAAAGCCAGAAAGAACCTTGACTGGCTTATCGAGGAGATGGAGCATGAGAATTAAAACATTAATGGGTACAATCATCAATAAAAAGGAGTAAAAACAATGTTTACACAATACAATCATGAAACAGGAAAAACGACACTTACAAGACTTGCTAAGGGCTGTATCGTTACAGTTGCAGCTGTTGCTTCACTTGGGATTTTTCGTCTCACGGCTGTGAAACGTATCCCAGCTAATACAGTTGGAGTTAAAGTTAGCGCAATTGGAGGTGTGCAAGAAAACACCCTGCAAACAGGATATCATCTAAAAATGCCATTTATCGACAAGGTTTACACTCTCTCCACTTCTGTTCAAACAAAAACAATGGAGAAAATCACGACTCAGACAAAAGATGGTCAATGGTTGAATACGAATATCGATGTGAAATATCGTGTCAATAAGGAAAAGGCCATGACGGTATTCTCTAATTACACAGACTTAGAAAACGTGAATAATAGTGTAGTATCTCCTGCTGTTCAGCGTGCTATTGAATCTGTAACAGGAAATTACGATATTTACGATATCCTCGGTAATAAGCGTACTGAAGTCTATGAGGCGATTGATAAGGCTCTCAAAGAAAAATTTGAGTCTTACGATTTGGAGTTTGTTTCTTTCACGATTACAGATCAGGATGCTGGAGATGAGATTGAAGCAGCAATCAAAAATGAATCGGTCAAACAAAAAGAAATCGACACTGCAAAACAGGAACAGGAAAAAGCTAAGGTTGAAGCTGATACCAAGAAAGTTCAAGCTCAAGCAGAAGCAGACGCAGGTATCATCAAAGCAGAAGGTGAAGCCAAGGCCAACAAAGCTAAGTCAGATTCAATCACAGATAATCTTATCCGGATGAAAGAAGCAGAAGCCAGAGAGAAGCATGGCTGGGTCACTGTCAACGGTGCAGGTAGTGTGATCACGAATAAAGAATAGAATTTAAACGGTATAGAAACGAGGTGAACAATGCCTTTCTTTCCAGAAGTAAACGAAGTCAAAACAAAAGAAAACGCCAAGAAAGTATTAGAAGGGTATCCTCATTGGCGTCGTGTAGCAAATGATACAGACGGTCAGAAGGTGACAACTACATACTCTTTTACGCCACGATGCCCTGGGAATAATACAACTAGCCAAGTTGAGAAACTGGCAATCCGAAAAGTTGATGCAGAGTTAGAGATAGATGCTATTGAGCAGGCGGTTAGTAATTTACATGACCCTTACTATCGTAAAATCATATACGAGAAGTACCTTGTATGGTATCCTAAAAAAGATGAAACAGTATATAATGAGCTTGCAATTTCAGAAAGTTCATATTATGAAATTCTCGGAAAGGCTCTACTGGCATTTGCAGAGCTATATCGAAGTGGTGAACAAGTTGTAATTTTGGAGTAAGAGCGGAGTAAGTCAAGAGTAAATATCAATTTTTACGTGCTAAAATAGTATTATCCAATGATTGGGCAACGAACAGTCATGAGGACTCCTAAAAATACAGAGGCTTCGGCCTCTTAGACAGTAAGGACAGGTTAGCAGGTTGTTTGGGTCTCCTTGAAACTTTTACCAAACGTGCGTTTTACTGCTAGACCAGCTGGTTCAATTCCAGCTACTGTCATATTCAATGCCACGACCAGTGGCTTTTTATGTAGAAAGGAGAGGTACATGAAGAAAGTAGAACCAATTCGTGATCTAGATGATATCGAACGAATGAAAAATTATTTAAAATCAAAAAGTGAACGAAACTATATTCTCTTTTTATTTGGGATATACTCAGGTCTACGAGTAAGTGACATTGTTCCTCTTCAAGTAAAACATGTTACTCAAGACAGAATTGAAATCAAAGAGAAAAAGACAGGGAAAATAAGAAGGTTTGCAGTTAACCCAGAGTTAAGAAAAGCCCTAAACCGCTACATAAAAGAAAATAACCTTGAAAGTTACGACTACCTCTTTCCGAGCAGGAAGAAAGTGAGGGGTGACGGACTTAGAATTAAACACATAGGAAGAGTAGCTGTGTATCAATTTTTAAATGATGCAGCAAATCATTCTGGACTTGAACACATTGGTACTCACTCGATGAGAAAAACATTTGGGTACCATCACTACAAACAGAATGGTAATATAGCTATCTTAATGCAGATACTCAATCACTCTGCACCAGATATAACATTGGACTATATAGGTTATAATCAAGATGAAATAGATGAAAGTATGCTTACTTTTTCGTATTAAAAACACACCTATTTATCATATTGAGAAACGGTAAATTCAATAAATTAGAAATGTGGCTGAACCATTGTCTAGACTGAGTTGAAGCAGGTTCTCTCGAAAGTCACAAAATATAAGATATGTTAAATATAAGAGGGGGTGGGTGCACTAAAAACACCCCTGTTTTGAAAGATACCGAGGGGGTATATTTGAGAATACCAACCCCCCTCCCCTAAAAGAAAGGACCACCTCCTTAGATGAATACCAACCCCCTCCGAGCTGACCGTAGTGGACCACATAGAGTAGCCTTTGAGAAGAACAAGAAGATTATCTTAAAGACAAGAAACACTTGTGGGATATGTGGCCAGCCTGTAGACAAAGACCTGAAATATCCTCATCCATTAAGTCCAGTCATTGACCACATCGTTCCAGTAAATAAGAACGGGCATCCATCTGACATTGCTAACTTGCAATTGGCGCACTGGCAATGCAATAGACAGAAGTCGGACAAGCTATACGCTGATGAAAAAACAAATGGAACAAAGGTCATAGGCAATAGGAATTTGCCACAAAGTACAGATTGGTTTAAATATAAGAGTTAATATTAAAACCATCAGTAATCATTTAAAAAGAGTAAATAGGTTTGTTATAAAAAAATAATTAGACAGAGATTGAAAAAAGGACGAGTGTTCCTGCCAAGGTGGGGGGATGACCCCCTCCCCCTCGGTGCTTCAGGGCTTCACACCGTCACTGTACATTTTTTCTCGCGGGAAATGAAAGGTAGTTGTATAAAATGACATTGAAAGGTATGGGCTATCTCAGGAAGAAGCTAGCCAACTATAAAATGGGTGTAGATACTAGATACAATCAGTATGCTATGCAACACAACGATATAGATGTTGGTATTACGATACCACCTCAAATCAGGCAACAATATCGGGCGGTCTTAGGTTGGGCTGCTAAGGGTGTTGATAGTCTAGCAGACCGTTTGGTCTTTCGTGAGTTTGCCAATGATGAGTTTGGAGCGAATGAAATCTTTGCTCAGAACAATCCAGATGTATTCTTTGATAGCGCGATCCTTTCAGCTTTGATTGGGTCGTGTTGTTTTGTCTACATCTCGCAAGGAGATGACGATGACGCTCCTCGGTTGCAGGTTATCGAAGCAAGCAATGCGACTGGTGTTTTAGATCCTATCACCGGCTTGCTGACAGAGGGCTATGCCGTTTTGAAAAGGGATGACAATGGTTATGCCGTGCTTGAGGCTTATTTTACTAGTGATGTGACTTGGTTCTATCCAAAAGATGGTAAGCCGTTTGCAATCGGAAATCCAACGGGTGTTCCTTTGCTGGTGCCAGTCATTCATAGACCTGATGCGGTTCGTCCTTTTGGTCGGTCACGAATTACTCGGGCTGGGATGTACTATCAGAGATATGCTAAACGAACGCTTGAGCGGTCAGATGTGACTGCTGAGTTCTATTCATTCCCTCAGAAGTATGTGTTGGGATTGAGTCAAGATGCTGAGGCGATTGATACTTGGAAAGCGACTGTATCTAGCTTGCTGACGTTTACGAAAGATGATGAAGGGGACAAGCCGAATGTGGGACAATTCACCACATCCAGCATGTCTCCTTTTACTGAGCAGTTACGGACTGCAGCTGCTGGATTTGCTGGGGAAATGGGATTGACCTTGGATGACCTTGGTTTTGTGTCTGACAATCCGTCATCTGTTGAAGCTATCAAGGCTAGTCATGAGAACTTGCGGTTAGCTGGTCGTAAGGCTCAGCGCTCTCTGGGTTCTGGTTTGCTGAATGTGGCTTATGTGGCTACTTGTTTACGTGATGAGTTTCCGTATTTGAGGAAACAGTTCAATAAAACGGTCGTGAAGTGGGAGCCTTTGTTTGAGGCGGACGCTAACATGCTGACCTTGATTGGTGATGGTGTTATCAAACTGAATCAAGCGGTGCCTGGTTATATGGATGCTGAAACCATCCGTGACTTGACTGGAATTAAGGGGTCAGACAAGCCTGCTCCAGTAGTGAAGGAGGGTGCAGATGGTGGAGGATATCGTTCCGAGCCTGCTCAAGAAAATCAAGTCTGAGTTTGAAAGTGCTAGACTAGACAGCGAGGTCTTGAAAGACTTGCTGTCTAAGCTACATCATAGCAAGGCAAGTTATTTGGATGCCAATCAATATGCTATTGAAATTGGGGAAATACTTTCTAAGGCTCTGGGAGCCTCTCTAACGAACGAAACGCTACCAGACGGTAAAATGTATTACAATATCGCTCAACGTGTGCTGACGGACGTTTTGGGGCGAAATTACGAGCTTGTGAGTGATTATACTGAGCAAGTTCAGAAGAATTTGAACTCTGAGGCTAGAATCGGGTTAGCTGCTCAGGTTCCTGAACTTAATCAAGACCGAATTGATGGCCTGGTAAATCGTTTAGCCAGTGAGGAAAGTTTTGATGATGTTCGTTGGCTGTTAGAAGAGCCTGTTGTGAACTTTACTCAGTCAATAATTGATGATAGTATCCAGAAAAATGCGGAATTTCATCATAAATCTGGTTTGCAACCTGAGATTGTAAGAAAATCTGCTTATCACTGCTGTGAATGGTGTCAGGAAGTTCAAGGTACTTATAAATATCCAAGAGTTCCAAAGGATATTTATCGAAGGCACCAACGTTGTCGATGCACTGTTGATTATGATCCTAAAAGTGGTAAGGTCCAAAATGTTTGGAGTAAGACATGGAGTAAAAGTGACAAAAGTGATAAAATAGAAGCAAGAAAGAACATCGGAGTGCAATCTCAAATTAGTGAAGTTAGAAAACTTGCACTTAAGATAGGGATACCTTCAAACCCTATTCAAAAAAGTCCGAAAAGATTAACCGAAGAAGAAATTATTCAAGCGATTAGTGGTGGAGATAAGACAAAAGGTTCTTGTTCATCAGCCGCATTCGCTTATATAGGGAATAAAGGTGGATATACTGTTCTAGATTTTAGAGGTGGAGAGAGTTGCGATTTCTTTTCTAGGAATAGCAGAATCAATATGATTGGAAACCTACCAGGTGTTAAGATGCATGTCGCAAAAAACACAAATGATTTCAAAGCTACAAAGGAATTGTTGGAAAATGTAGAAAACGGTAATGAATACTACTTGGCAACAGGTAGGCATGCTGCAATCATTAGGAAGAATGATAATCTAGTTGAATATTTGGAGCTTCAATCAAAAATTGTAAATGGGTTTAAACCGTTTGATAACACTGTTTTGAAAAAAAGATTTAAGGCTCAGAAATCTCATGCTGTAAGGGGACGTAAATATGATGTAGATAGCTATCTTATTGATGTAAATTCATTAAAAGACAATCCTGAATTTCATAACATATTGAGTTTCCTTAACACAGCTGAATCTAAACAAATGAAAGGTATTGAAGGGCATGAAAAGTGATTACGAAGAAGTGAACTGGTCAGAGTATTGTTACAAGGAAAACGATGATGATAAAATCTGGTGGGTTGATACTTCATGGTATGCCAAAGGATTGATGCTTATCACATTTGATAAAAAGAAGTTCTATAACCTTTTTGAAGATTATCCTCAAAACATGACTTTTGAGGAGATTGAAATCTTTGATAAAGAAAATCCATTTTGGGAAGATTACTTTTCAGATAGAAAATAATATGTTAGAGCACTCGTAAGGGTGCTTTTCTTATGCTTAGAAAGGGGTAACGATGGAAAACACGATTGATTTTTCAGAGAAAAAGTCTAGTCTGGAGCGTGGTGCTTCTGTGAAAGAAATTTTGGAAGAAAATCTTGAGGCTAGTCATAACTATACTTCGGTATTAGTGGTTTCTTTGGATAAAGATGGTGAGATAAATCTTGGCTATAGCTGGGATAGTAGTTTGCAGGCATTGGGAATGCTCGATGTTGCTAAAAACTATATTTTGAACGTGATTAATTAAATCATCCCAGCGATAGGGTTATCATGCGGTACGATTGAAAGGAGCAGTGGATGGCTAGAAAGAAACTTGGCAATCAGAATCCTACTCAATCGGTAATTTTAAAGTACGTCAAGAAAAATTCAAAAGCAAAAGAAGCGATTGAGCTCTATGAGCGAACCGGGTTATCGTGCTATTCTTGGCAGATAAACCTATTGACCCCTATGATGGCCGTTGACAAAGATGGTCTATGGGTTCATCAGAAGTTTGGTTATTCTATCCCACGGCGAAATGGGAAAACGGAAGTTGTTTACATTTTTGAGATATGGGCACTTCATGATGGCATGAACATCCTACACACGGCTCACAGAATATCTACTTCACACTCATCTTTTGAAAAGGTTAAAAAGTACCTTGAAAAAATGGGGTATGTTGAGGGGGAAGATTTTAGCTCAATTCGTGCTAAAGGTCAAGAGAGGATAGAGCTTTTCAAGAGTGGCGGTGTTATCCAATTTCGTACCAGAACTTCAAACGGTGGTTTGGGGGAAGGTTTTGACCTTCTCTTTATCGATGAGGCTCAGGAATATACGACTGAGCAGGAATCAGCCTTGAAATATACGGTAACGGATAGTAGCAATCCTATCACTATTATGTGTGGAACACCTCCAACACCAGTTTCAAACGGGACGGTATTCACAAACTACCGTAAGACTTGCCTGTTTGGTAAAGGAAAATACTCTGGTTGGGCGGAATGGTCGGTCTCTGAGGAAAAAGAAATCGATGATGTCGATGCCTGGTATAACTCCAATCCCTCAATGGGCTACCATTTGAATGAGCGGAAGATAGAAGCTGAGCTTGGCGATGACAAGTTAGACCATAACGTGCAGCGTTTGGGTTATTGGCCTGAATACAACCAGAAATCAGCTATTTCGGAAACGGAATGGAATGAGTTGTGTGTGGACTCTATGCCTGATTTATCAGGTAAGTTGTTTGTCGGAGTCAAATATGGGCAAGATGGCGCAAATGTGGCGTTAAGTATCGCTGTTCGTACGGCAGATGAGCGGATTTTTGTTGAGACGATTGACTGTCAGTCAGTTCGTAACGGAAATGACTGGATCTTGGATTTTGTCAAGCGTGCCGATGTGGCTACTATCGTAGTCGATGGGGCAAGCGGTCAGAAAATCCTTGATGAAGAGTTGAAAAAGGAACGCATGAAGAGCGTAATATTGCCTACGGTTAAGGAAATCATCGTGGCTAACTCTATGTGGGAACAAGGTATTTATCAAAAGACCTTGTGCCATGCTGGTCAACCGTCTTTGAAGAAAATCACAACCAACTGTGAGAAGCGGAATATCGGTTCAAACGGTGGGTTTGGCTATCGCTCGCATTTTGCGGATATGGATATTTCTTTGATGGATAGCGCCTTGCTTGCGCATTGGGCTTGTGTGACAACTAAGCCTAAGAAAAAGCAAAAAATCAGTTATTAAGAGGAGCAGTTGAGAGACTGCTTTTTTTGATGCCTAAAAAATTACCGAACTGCCGGGAAAGCAGGAGAAAGGAGACATGAAGATGTCTGAATTTAAAACGATTGAAACACAGGAAGAGCTAGATAACATCGTGAAGGAACGTATCAGACGTGAGCGTGAAAAATTCGGTGATTATGATGATCTTAAAAAACGTGTTTCAGAACTAGAATCTGAAAACAGTGCTTTGAAGTCTACTGTTGAAGATGACAAGCAAACCAGAGCGGGATTAGACGCTCAAATCACTGAATTGCAGGGGCAAGTGAGCAATTATGAAACTGCTAACTTGCGAACTCGTATCGCTTTACAAAATGGCTTGCCTTATGACTTAGCTGACCGTCTTCAAGGTGCTGACGAAGAGGCATTGAGGGCTGATGCTGAGCGTCTAGCTGGTTTTATGCGTCCAGCAACACCTCAAGCGCCACTAAGAGATACTGAGCCCCCTATCGGTGATGACAAAACTATGCAAATGAAGCAAATGCTTCGAGATTTACAACCAAAAGGAGAATAGAAAATTATGGCAGATAATGCAACGAAAGCTGGAACACTTTTTAAACCAGAATTAGTAAAAGAATTGATTAGCAAAGTGCAAGGACGTTCTGTTCTTGCAAAACTCTCATCTCAGACACCAATTCCATTTAACGGTGTGGAGCAATTTATCTTCAATCTTGAAGGAAATGCTCAAATTGTTGGCGAAGGTGAACAAAAGCAAGCTGGTAAAGCTAAAATCACTTCCAAAGTAATCAAACCGCTTAAATTCGTTTATCAAGCTCGTATCACAGATGAGTTTAAATATGCTTCGGAAGAAAAACAAATGAGCTTCTTGTCAGCATATATGGACGGATTCGCTAAGAAGATTGCAGAAGCCTTTGACCTTGCTGCTCTTCACGGTTTGGAACCAAAAACAATGACAGATGCTTCTTTCCGTGCGACCAACTCATTTGACGGATTGATTACTGGGAATATTGTAAATTATGATGAAGCGCATATTGATGACAACATTGATACTGCAGTTCAAACAATTGTAGCAAAAGGTGGGGAAGTGACAGGTATCGCCTTGTCACCAACGGCAGGTCAAAACTTGGCTAAAATTAAGGTTAACGGTGTTGTTCAATATCCTGAGTTCCGCTTTGGTCAAAATCCTGATTCATTCTACGGCATGAAATCAGATATCAACAAGAATCTTACTGTCACTGGTGGTACTGCTGAAACAGACCACGCTATTGTAGGGGATTTCCAAAACCGCTTCAAATGGGGTTATGCTGAAAATATCCCGATGGAAATCATTGAATTCGGTGATCCTGATGGTGCTGGTCGGGACCTTAAAGCCTACAATGAAATCTGTTTGCGTGCGGAAGCCTTTATCGGTTGGGGTATCCTTGATGAAGATGCCTTCGCTCGTGTGAAAGCGTAAGTTTTATGGCTTTATACCGTGATACGAAAACGGGCGTGATTATCTCCGCTGAGAGTGTTCTTGGCGGAGATTGGGTGCCTGTGGAAGATACGGCACCAAGCGGAGGAGATATGACCGTAGCGGAATTGAAGTCTAGTTTGGATGAATTGGGCATTGATTACGATAAAAGTCTGAAAAAATCCGATTTGGTAGCCTTGTACGAGGAAAACAAGGGTTAAGCTATGGGAAATTTTGCAAAGATTGAAGACTTGGAATTGTTGTGGCGCTCGTTGAAATTTGATGAGCGTGCAAGGGCTGAGGCTTTGTTGGAAGTTGTATCTAATTCTTTGCGAGTGGAAGCTGAAAAAGTCGGTAAAGACCTTGATGATATGGTAGCTGAGAGCGTGTCATTCGCTAGTGTTGCCAAGTCTGTGACGGTCGATATCGTGGCACGAACCTTAATGACCTCAACAGACCATGAACCGATGACTCAAGTTTCTGAAAGTGCCTTGGGTTATTCGTTTAGTGGCTCTTACCTTGTGCCTGGGGGCGGTCTCTTTATCAAGGACACCGAACTGAAAAGGCTTGGTTTGAAGAAAAAACAACGATATGGAGCGATTGAGATTTATGACCTACCTAAAAGGAATCCCTGTCATTTTAGTGGACAAGGTGGAAATTGGTAACGACGATTTCGGTCATCCAATTCATCGTGATGTTGAGATTGAGGTTCAAAATGTATTGGTTGCGCCAACCTCCTCAGAGGACGTCATCAATCAAATGAATTTGACTGGAAAAAAAGCGGAATATACACTTGGTATTCCTAAAGGGGACACTAACAAGTGGGAAAACCGTGAGGTCAAGTTTTTTGGTCGTAAATGGCGGACGATTGGCATTCCTCAAGAGGGAATTGAGTCAATGATTCCATTGTCTTGGAATAGAAAGGTCATGGTTGAAGTTTATGAGTGATATGAAATTCCAATTAAACCCAGCTGGGGTGTCTGCTTTGCTACGTTCTTCCGAAATGCAGGACATTTTGAGAGAAAAGGGGCAAGGGATTGCTGAAAGAGCTGGCGAGGGGTTTGAATTGACCGTATCGCCAGGGCAGAAGCGTGCCAATGCAAAGATTAGTACGACTGACATCAAGAGCATGGCCAGAAATAAAAAACATAATATTTTACTGAAGGCTATGAGATGATCGAATTAGTTATAAAGAAATTTTTAGACGGACAGTTAGATGTTCCGTCTTTTTTTGAACATAAACCGAATATGCCTGAGAGTTATGTCATTCTTGAAAAGACAGGAAGTGGTGGAAGTGACTACGTTCATTCCGCTACATTCGCTTTTCAAAGTTATGCACCATCACTTCAAAAGGCTGCTGAGTTAAATGAGAAAGTCAAGAGAGTAGTTGAGAATCTCATCACGGTCAATGAAGTCAGTGGTGTGCATCACAATAGTGACTACAACTTCACAGACACGGAAACGAAGCAATATCGCTATCAAGCGGTATATGACATCAATTATTTTTAAAAAGGAGGTGTAGTTTTGGCGCCAGAATTAGAAGCACCAGAAGTAAGAACACCAAATGCAGAATCAACAGGAGGAAAGAATATGACGACTGCATCAGCATCAAATGTAACGGCTGCTAAGCCCAAAATCGGAGGGGCTGTTTCTACAGCACCATCTGGAACAAACCTACCACTAAATGCAAAAGCAGACTTGGATGCTGCATTTAAAACGCTAGGGTACATTTCAGAAGATGGATTGACCAACGAGAACTCGCCAGAAAGCGAAGTAGTTAAAGCGTGGGGCGGACAAACAGTCTTGTCTTCTCAAACTGAAAAAAAAGACACCTTCAAATACAAATTGATTGAAGGTCTGAACGTTGAAGTCTTGAAAGAAGTGTATGGGCCAGATAACGTTTCAGGAACGCTTGAAACAGGTATCACTGTCAAAGCTAACGGTAAAGAATTGCCAGAACATAGCTTGGTTATTGATACATTGTTGAAAAACGGCTATGCAAAACGTGTTGTGATTCCTCGTGGTAAGGTGAGTGAAATTGGCGAAATCAGCTATAAAGACGGCGAGCCTATCGGCTATGAATTGACTATCACTGCATTACCAGACAACAGTGAGAACACTCACTACGAATACATTCAAGGAGCGTAAAATAAATGAGTAAAACATTCAAAGGGGAAACGAAATCAGGTTTTAAATTCGAAATTTCTGAGCGTCGTTTAAATAACTATGAATTGTTGGAGTTGATTGGTGAAGTTGACGAAGGACAAGGTCAAGTCTTTCCTAAAGTTGTAAAACTTTTATTCGGAGATGAGCAAGCCAAGGCTTTTAAAGACCATCTAAGAGAAGAAGATGGCATCGTGCCAAATGATAAAATGGCAGATGAAATCAAGAGTGTTTTTGAATCAGTTAACGGCTTAAAAAAATCCTAGTCCTCGCTCAGATGATTAATTTGGACGAAGATGCCCTTGTCTGTGACTTGGCGGAAACCTACCAGATATACGACTATAAACAACTACCTTTAAATCAGGTGGCTGTTTTTGCGTATGGGTTGCGTGATGATTCGCGGATAAAGCAGATTATGTCTGACCAAATCGTCCCTCTTGAAACGACGTTACTTGCAAGTATCGTAGACAGACTTTCACTCTCTTTGTGGTTGCAAACAAAAGATGGCCAAAAGGGTGTTAATCGCCCAACGTCAATTGCTGCAATGCTAACAAAAAATCACAAAGAAGAGAGTGACGAAAGGGATTATCTCGTCTTTGAATCTGGTGAGGACTTTGAAAACTATCGCAAGGCTTTGCTTGCAAAAACAGGAGGTGAGGATTAGTGGCGACCGAATTAGGAAAAGCCTATGTACAAATCATTCCATCTGCTAAAGGCATTAGTGGCATGATTCAAAAGGAAATGGGTGGTGAAGTTGCCTCAGCTGGCGTTAGCGCAGGCGAATCCCTCGGATCTAAAATGATGGGGGCTGTTTCAGGAGTTATTGCTGCTGCAGGAATTGGTCAGGCAATCGGAGCATCCATAACTGAAGGGGCAGCACTTCAACAATCACTTGGTGGTATCGAAACCTTATTTAAAGACTCAGCTGATAAGGTCAAAGGATTTGCAAACGAGGCCTATAAGACAACAGGTCTTTCTGCTAATGCCTATATGGAAAATGTTACAGGTTTCTCAGCCAGCTTGCTACAGTCTCTTGGTGGAGATACAGATAAAGCAGCGGAAACAGCTAACATGGCCATGATTGATATGTCAGACAATGCTAATAAGATGGGGACATCTATGGAAAGCATCCAGCTGGCTTATCAAGGCTTCGCCAAGCAGAATTATACGATGCTAGATAACCTTAAATTGGGTTATGGTGGTACCAAACAAGAAATGCAACGGCTTTTGTCCGATGCAGAAAAGTTGACAGGCGTTAAGTATGACATGAATAACTTGTCAGATGTTTATAGCGCGATTCACGCTATCCAAGAGAATTTGGACATTACTGGCACAACAGCAAGAGAAGCAGCAACAACTTTCACTGGATCATTTGAATCTATGAAAGCAGCTGCTCAGAACGTTCTTGGAAAGTTGTCTTTGGGTGAAGATATTCAACCTGCACTACAAGCTTTGATGGAAACGACATCCACATTTCTCTTCGGAAACCTAATTCCGATGATTGGAAATATTTTAAAGCAAATTCCTAACCTTATTTTAGGAGGAATCAAGGGTGTTTTCAGTGGAATCTTTGGCGAAGGTCTAGGAAGTATCATGGGTGGTATCGTTACCGCTCTTGGTTCTGCATTTTTAGCTTTTAAAGCATTTTCGGCAGTCTCGGGATTGTTATCTGGAATACCTACTGTCTTAACGACAATTAAAACAGCAGTCACGGGTCTATTTACTGCTATGAGCGCCAATCCTATTGGAATTGCCATCGCAGCGATTGCTGCATTGACTGCAGGTTTAGTCTATTTCTTTACTCAAACTGAGATGGGTAGACAAATCTGGCAAGGCTTCATGGATTGGTTCTCTGGTGTGTGGCAGTCTGTCGCACCAGTCTTGACAGAAGTTTGGAATGGTATCGTTGAAACAGCTACGACCGTCTGGAATAATATGATGGCTGTTGTTGCTCCAATCATTCAAACGGTTGTTGATTTTATTAAATCCGTTTGGGACGGTATATCCCAATGGTGGTCTGAAAATCAAGGTTTGATTCAACAAACGTTCACAACGGTTTGGAACGCAATCCAGACAGTTATTCAGACGGTTATGCCGATTATTCAATCCATTATTGAAACCGCAATGAATATCCTTGCTCCTTTCATTGAAGCGACGTGGAACAATATCTGCACTGTAGTAACAACAGTTTGGGAATTGATTAAGATTGCTATTCAGACAGCTATGGATGTTATCAGTGGAATTATAAAAGCAGTCATGGCTATCATCAATGGTGACTGGGGCACCGCTTGGAATGCTATAAAGGGTGCCGGTGAGGCCATCTGGAAAGGATTGTCTGCTGCAGGTAAGGCTATCTTCGATGGTTTTGCTCAGATATTATCTAACATCTGGAACACGATCAAATCTGTCGCAAGCAGTGCTTGGGAAGGGTTGAAATCAACTGTCTTAGGTCTGATTGATGGACTTGTCCAAGGCGCTCAGAGAGCATGGGAAAGTATGAAACAAGGTGTTAGTGACCTTGTAAGTAATGTTACGAGCATCTTTGATGGCATTCGAAACATTGACCTATGGTCAGCAGGTAAGGCTATCCTTGATGGATTCCTAGGCGGATTGAAATCTGCTTGGGACTCGGTAACTGACTTTGTCGGTGGTATTGCTGGTTGGATTGCGGATCACAAAGGTCCGATTGAGTACGACCGCAAGCTCTTGATCCCTGCTGGTAATGCGATTATGCAAGGTTTGGATAGAGGGTTGCAAGACCGTTTCAAAGGTGTTAAGAAATCTGTTAGTGGAATGGCTGGCGAAATCTCAAATGCATTTTCAAACGATGATTTTGGTTTGAGTGGAACACCTACCATTGCCAAGAATATTGAAGCAAGTTTGGCTATGCCAAGCGCTCAACTAGAGGCAAAAGACAGTCAAACCGTGTCTGAGATAGCGATTCTGAGAGCAAGTATGGAGAAGATCCTTACTGCTATCCTTGAAAAGCCGTCAGATACTTATCTGGATGCTGATAAAATTTCAATGAGCGTCTATCAACGTCAAGGTGCAATTTACGCTAGGGAGGGAATTTAATGGAATACATGATTATCAATGGTTTCAATACTTCAACCATTCCTAACTGTGTGGTGACAGATTTTGGCGAGGTAGAGGCTGCTAAACCTAAAGTCTCGGAAACAGCTACCCTGTTTGGGGTTAACGGGAATTACCGTGTCTTGGACGGTGCTTATGAGAGTTATGAACGAACATTTGCATTTTACCTTCCAAGGACGGTCGACCCGTCTAAAATCGTTGAGAGATTCCAACCAAATGACAACACGCTAGAGTTTAGCTATCAGCTAGGCTCTTTGTTTTTTGCTGATTTCATCAGTGCAAAATACAAACCTCAAGGTATGCACGGATGGAAATTAGAAATCAAGCTGAGTATGCAACCATTTCGTTATCAGAAAAATGTTGCTCCTCTTATCTTTACCGCCAGTGGCAATGTCAACAATCCAGGTTCTGTCTATAGCGAGCCTGTGATTGAGATTGAAGGGGAAGGAGATATTTCTTTGACTATCGGACGTACAACCATGCACTTGACGATTAGACGAAAAGTGACTATTGATTGTAGGCATAAGAAACAGAATATCTACAATGCAGATGGAGCGGTTCAAAACACTTTACGAAAACGTGGAGGCTTCTTTGAGTTGGCAGTTGGTAATAACGGTCTGGTCTTTACTGGCGCGGTTCGTAAAGTCACAGTTCGGCCAAATTGGAGGTATATCCTATGATTTATCTTACAGAAGGCAACACGCCTTTAAATGAGGCTTACAACGATGAAATTGTTCAGGAGCGAAACAATACCTATCAACTGACCTTTCGTTTTCCTACATCGGATCCCAAGTGGGAATTGCTGAAAGAGGAAACCTTCTTGACTGCAGATGACCTGCATGGCGAGCAAGATTTTTATATTTTTGAGGTTGAAAAGCAACAAGGATATATCCAAGTCTATGCTAATCAGGTTATCAGTCTGTTAAATAACTACATCGTCAGCTCTATCGATGTGGATCGTGTCAGTGGGACGAGGGTGTTGAGTGCTTTTGCTGGTAGTATTACCAGAGCCAATCCTTTTTCTTTCTTCTCTGATATTGATGATAGACATACGCTCAACATCAAGGACAAGAATGCTATGGAGGTCTTGGCCAAAGACAAGCACTCTATCCTTGGTCAATGGGGCGGAGATATGGTGCGAAATGGCTATAACTTACGTTTGCTGAAAAATGGCGGTTCTGAAAATGAATCGCTTTTTATGTACAAGAAAAACCTATCTAGCTATCAGCATAAGACCTCAACCAAGTCTTTGAAAACTCGGATAACCTTTAAAACGACTGTCAAAGGAGAGGGAGAAAAGGCGCCTGATGTTAATTATGTAGTGGTGATTGATAGTCCCTTGCTTGGGAAATACAGCCAAATTTATGAAGCAGTTGTTGAGGTCAATGATCAGAATGTCAAAGACCAAGCTAGTTTGATTGAATACGGTAAGCAGTATTTTCGGACAAGTATGTGCGACATGTTGGAAGATAACCTTGAAATATCGGTTGTCGGCCAGAGTGATGTAGCGGTTCGGATGTTCGATGTGGTCAGCATCTACCATGAGTGGTATGGTCTTGATGTTCGTAAAAAAATCACGAAATACACCTATTCTCCAATGGCAAAACGCCTGAAATCAATTGGTTTTGGGACATTCCAATCCAGTCTTGCGAATGCGATAGGTGGGATTGTAAATGATGCCGTTTTGAATGAAAGCCGAAATCTGCATAAGATTTTTGAAGAACATTTGAAAAAGGAAATCGCAAACGCTGACCGTGCTTTTGATGCTGAATTTGCCAAGCGTGATAAAGATATTACGGATGCCATCGAGGAGTACAAGGCTAAGGCCGAAGAAATGGGCGCTAAGATTCATGAAGCAATGGAGAAAGAGCGTCCTGAGTTAGTGAAGCTAATCCGTGAAGAGTTGATGAGTGGCGCTGACTCAATCGCTGAATTAAGCAAGAAACTTGAGCAAGTCAGCGAGACTGCAAGGGTCAATGCAAGCCTGATTGGTGGTGACGGAAATACTCAGTACAACAAGAACCGTCTCAACGGTGGTACGGCCAAGAAAATTAGTTATGGAACAGATTTTGTGGAGGTTGGACACAATGGAGAAGGCTTTGAACTTGGTAAGCAGTACGTCATCAGCTGGTCAGCAACCTGCACGCCTTACGGGAAGACAGATGTGACTGTGGTAGTCAATAAGACACCGTTTTATGGTGGACACGTTCATCTTGCGCCTGCTAATACAATCATGCCAGTGATTGAGAAAGACCTTGCTCAGAAAGAGGAGCAGATCTTAGCAGTCTACTACGGTGCCTATCGTCTGACATTATCAGGGGACTGGTATCAGAATGTAGAGCAGTCTGTGACAATTGATAATCAGACAAGACGGATTGAACTGGCGCCAGTCTATAAGACGGTCGCTGATGGACAAAATTCAAGATATGACGGAAGTTGGAACGAGAGTCCAACTTTTATTTTTGACGGAGGAAGAACATGACAGAAACAATCCCAGTAAGGGTACAGCATAAGCGTATGTCAGCACAAGACTGGGCAAGTAGCACTCTGGTCTTACTCGATGGTGAGTTAGGTGTTGAGAGTGATACGGGTAAGGTTAAGGTCGGAAATGGCCGTGACCGATTCTCAGCTCTTCAATATCTAACTGGTCCCAAAGGTGACCGTGGTGACCGTGGCGAAACAGGACCACGAGGAGCGGACGGAGTTATGCGGTTCGAGAACCTGACAACCCAGCAGAGAGAGGGCTTGAGAGGAGATAACGGCCACAGCTTGAATGCGAACGTACGTATCGAAGGGTCTTACAGAAACGGTGCGACTAGTCAGTTAAATTTGATCGCGGACGTCTACTATGACGGAACACGGTTAACCAGTGGCTATACTGTTGATTATTACTACCGTGGTTTTGGGAACAATAACTGGCAAAGTTTGCTGAGCCAAACGCCTGACGCGAACGGTAAATTTGCTCAGTGGAACGCCTCTCAACGGTCAGGAGGCTGGCTTGAGGTCTACATCGTTGTAACGTACAACGGCATCAAAGCAGCTGCTAGCACACGGCTCGACAATGTTAGCGACGGGGCAACAGGTCCAGCTGGTGCACGAGGCGCTGATGGCGCTAGAGGCGCAGATGGAGCGCCTGGTCAGAACATCATCAACCAAAATGGTGGGCAACCAATGAAATATTGGTCTGGTACAAGGTCTCAATATGACGCGATTCCTAACAAGGATAGTAATACTATCTATGACATTTATAGCAATTCGTAGGAGGTAGTATGGCTAGAGAAGGAATTTATGTGGGTGGCAAGGAAGTTGTTCAGCGTTATGTAGGAACTCAGTTAGTCTGGGAGAAAAGAATACGAGTTTTAGAACTTTTTTCAAAATTTGTTATTACGTCTCCAAGCTACGGAGAAAATGTAATGCATATATATGATTATAGATTTGGTTTCAGTAACTATTCTATTGACGAAGTTCGATTTATCGGTAAAACTGAAACAAATGTTATTCCAGTAACACTAGAACGAGGTTATGGTAACACCCACATTAAAGCCCGTTTCAGAAATACTGAAGATTTTGAGAAAGCGAAGAGGGATTTTAATTCTTCAAATGGAGAAACTTCTATGTATTTTTACTCAGTGTGGAGGTAACACATGGACATAACCATTCAAAACGTTCGTTCGCCTGCTCTTGAGCATAACGGGCGGTATTATAAGGTCTTTCAGCCACGGACACGAGATGAACTGCTGAAATTGCACCACATGGGATGCGTGGGTGACACGGTGTTGACGGATATCCAGCTAGAGCAGGGGGATTTCCCGACTAGCTTCGTGGAACCAACAGTAACCCAACGTACCCTGTCAGGTCTCTTCAAGGATATGCGTTCTATTGAGTTGGAACTGACAGACCCGAACAGCACTCTTTGGGGCAAAATCCAGCAGAACAACCAAGGGGCGCTGACCCAGTTCTTTGATGAGAATGTCAAGAGCGCTATCGCTCAGACTGCTAAAGAAATCAGGCAGGAAGTGCGAGACGCTGCTAACAGTGCTAGGGTACAAGTTACGTCTGAAGGTGTGACCATCGGCTCTACTACTCTAACTGGTGAGCAGTTAGCCTCTACCATTTCCGCAAGTCCGAGAGGGGTTGATATCATCGCTCCACACGTTCGAGTACAGTCGGATATGTTGGTAGATGGTGCTGTAACAGCTAGGAAGATGGCCGCTGGTTCTGTGACTGCTGAACATATCCAAGCTGGAGCTATCACGGGCGATAAAATCAGCGTAGATGATGCCTTAATCAAGAACCTGACCGCTAGAGATGCCTTGATTGATAAGCTGACATCTAAGGAAATCTTCACAACTAAGATTGAATCTGTTGTGTCTAGCTCAACCTTCTTACAAGCCTACCAAGGCGAAATTGGAGGTTTCACTTTGGGGCAGTTTGATAATGGAGGCGGTCGCTGGATTTCTGGTGTTAATCAATTCTCGGTCGGTATGGGGAATGGAGCTGGTGGCGGTACTAAGACAGCTTTCTGGGCCAATTGGGGCAATAACTGGAACCAAGCAGGACCGAACTCTTGGCATGTGGACACAGATGGGCAGATGTATTGTAAGAATACAGTTAGTTTTTATGGGAAAGTAGACTTTTCTGGCTCTACAAACGTTAATTTCTACAGTAAGATTAATGCTGCCAAAGGTATCTGGACAGGAAATGCAGATGTTTATGGTGCTGGGTCAAATCCAGCTGGAGGAGAGAATGCCGTCGTCTGGTGGAATCAAATCACTACAGCAAAATGGAGAGGCTATGCTGGTATTACTTCGAGTTCAGATAGACGCTTGAAAGAAAATATTAAAGAGAGTCCAGTTAATGCCTTGGATAAAATTCAAGCATTGAACATGGTCTCTTTTGATTTCATCGAGAACCAGAAATATGAAGAGATTGGTTTGATTGCGCAGGAAGCCCAGAAGGTAGTCCCTGAAGCAATTGAAATAGATGAAACAACATCTTATCTGTCTATCAACTATTCAAAATTCGTACCCTACTTGCTGAAGGCTGTCCAAGAACTGGACCAGAAAATCAAAGAAATGGAGAACATACATGGATAATCACACAATCGACAAGCTAGTAGCTGAGTCGCTCGCTAACCGCTTGAAAGAAGGCGAATTGAATAGTGCGCATTTAGAGGCACACTATACGCTAGCTTTGGCTGAATTACAGGCTTTTAAAGCCGTACTGGAATATGACCCAGCGCTTAAAGAACTGTTCGAAGAAACACAAGCAAAAATGAAAGGAACTAACTAATGACTTACAAATTAACAGGAAGCCCAACCTTAAAAGGGGAAAAGAATGT